TGACTGAGCAATAGCCAGCTTGAGCCTGCTCATAGATATTCGTGCGCCCCGACGTAATCGTCAGATTGGCCAACACCGAATCGGTAACATCAACGCCGGCAATTTCAACGCGCCAGACTGGAGCCCACTGCGTCATTAGATTGCCTGAAGTGCGGATGCTCCGCCAGTGCCACGATAGAAAGAATCGTTAAGAGCTTTAATAATTGTGCGAGCAGTGCCTTCGGCATCGATTGCGCCATTGACTGTCAGATTGATCCGTGCAGCGTTCTGAGAATCCGTAAATCCTCCTCCGCCCATAGCAGCTAAACGAGCCGCATTCTGTGAATCGGTAAATCCTCCGCCTGCTGCTACTGCGACTTTCATTGCGCCGGATGTTGCTGATGCAATGCCACCGCCACCGCCTCCACCACCGCCACCGCCTCCAGGAACGACGATTGCCGGCACTGATGATCCACCACTGCGAATTGCACCTGGCGCGCCTGATGTGGCGAATGATTGTCCTCCGCTAATTTTTCCTTCTATTTCTTTGCGCACCTCAGAAGCAGACATGCCCCACTTGCTCGGAGTAGCTACTATTCCTAATAAACCTAAAGTATATGACGCAAACTTAACAACCTTATCTAAAGCCTCAATGATTGTATTTAGCCAGCCAATCATTTTTCCTAATCCTGAACTCTGACCTGTATTCGCTTCGCTATTGAACACGCTAAACATTCGACTTAATGACGTTGTCAAAGTTTTTACTGTTTCTCCAAAAGTAAATGCAGCCGTTTCAGTGCTAGTCATTCCGTCTTTAAGTTTTCCTTTGCCACTGAAACCTGATGCGAAAGCACTAAAGGCTGGCAGAACATTGTCGTTAATGTAATCAATCAATGACGTAATCATTGGCAATAAACCTGTGCCAATAGTTTCTTTGGCTTCATCGAAACCGACTTTTAATCGTGCAATCTTTCCTTCATAAGTCTCTGCATTAGAAGCGGCTGCACCGCCAAAGAGATCTGTTAATTGTTGCTGGACGTCCGTGAATGACATTGTTTTTAGCTCGGCCGCCGATAGTCCAATTCCTAGCTTGCCTAGAGCTGCCGTATTGCCGTCGTAGGCTTTTCCGATTGCATTGGCAACAGTTTCCAGTGGCTTTCCAGTTGCCGTAGCCACATCAAGGGCAACAGTAAGAAGATCCTGAGCTTTGCTAATGTCTCCAGTTGAAATTGCTAGTCGCTGCAACGCTGGACGAAGTTTATCGTCTGCGACACCAGTGGCCAAAGACATCTTAAGAATAGATCCTTCAGTTGCTTCGATTTGCGCTTTAGTTGCACCAGTAGCATTTTCTAAAGCGTTAGCGAGTTTATTTTGTGACGCTTCATCTTCCATCGCGGCCTTAACGCCATCGACGCCAATCTTGATTGCATAAGCAGCCGCAGCAGCTCCGGCAGCCGCGAAAGCCAATCCTGCTTTTTTGCTAAACTCGCCCATCTTTGATGAAGAGTTATCGACGTCCGTATTGGCTGCATTGAGCGATTTCTTAAGTTGATCTACATCAGCAAGAATCGAGAGCTTGAGTGTGCGTGATTGTCCGGCCATTTACCACTCCCTCAAGATTCTGTCGAAAGCAGTTTCCCACTTAGCAATCAAGTCTGGCTGGATTTCGCGTAGTGTCGGATAAATAAACCAGCCCTTAGATCCGCCGCGAATGCCACTGCCTGACCAGATTGGGAATTGCTTAAACTTGTTAGATCCAAACTCTGTTCCGCCCCAGAGATCCTTTGTTGTTCCACCGCCAGAAAATCTTTGACTTACAAAGCCGAAAGAGAGCTCGCCAATCTTGGAAGATTTAGACACACGGGAGCCACTGGCAATTCGACTGGCGGCCTCGCCTCGACTGGTCGCCTTCTGCTGAATCTTACCTTGAGCAAACTCTGCAAGGGCTGACGATTCTCTTTTAGCTGCATCAGTAGCTTCTGCATCCATCGCCTTAAATGCCGACGTGATGCGACGAAGATCTGCCTTGTCATAGGCAATCTCAACGTTGTCGCTCATTCTGTTTCTCCAGTATCTCGAAGGCCGTATAAATCTGCTCCGCCGTCGTCCATTCGCTCATCGGAATGCCTGTGGCTATTGCTAACTCCACAAGTATTCGATTTACGCTTCCGGCGGCGTAACTTTTGGGAGAACGTCACCGACTGTCACGTCGGCCACTGTTTCACACCAGATTTCATAGCCTTTGATTGGCTTGCCACCAGCTTCACGTTTCATCGCATTCCACGCAAGGAAGAGAAGATCAGAGATTCCGATCTTCTCCTGCGCCTGCGAAATTGTGCTGCCTGTTTTTTGTTCCCACTTAGCCCACTCTGGCGGTTGAGCCGTGTAAGTGCCGAACTCGCCAGAGGTGTATTCGATGGTGATTGGTAGTCTCATTATGTGCTCCCGTTTCTCTTTCGATTAGCTGATTGTTAAGACTGGTGTTGAAGCGCAAAGCATTGACCATGAGTCAGTTTGTGCATCTGGTGCAGTGCCGCCAGCAGTTGGAGCCACTGGGAAAGCAGTGCCAGCGAATGATGCGCCGGTAGCTGATACGAGTGTGAATGCAAGTGCAGTGTTAGGAGCAGAAGTGAACGCAGTCCACATCGCTTCAAAGAGTGATGATGTTGCGCCCCAGTCTGCAAGAAGCTCGATATTAAGTGTCCATTGATCATCGATGTGCTTATAGGCTTTTCCATCGAGTGTCTGATAAGTCGTAATGACTGGCGCATTGACTAGCGTGACCGCCGTTGTCTGTGCGTCATAATTGACAGTCGCAAGCGTGAAGGTTATGTCGCGACCGGTGACTATTGTTGTTGGCATTTCTTTGTCTCCTTAGATTGTCTGTTGTGTGTAGTAAGTGCTGACCGCGAGATCCGCCACTAGTAGGTTGGTCGCTCCGACCTGTTGAATTGTCGGACGTTGAACGTCTCCGACTTCGTAACCAGTTGGCATCGCTGCGATGATGCTGATGATTAGCTGCTCAAGATTGTCGAGTGCTCCGGCCGTGTTGTTGTAAGCAACGGCCGCAGTGACCACGAAATTGATTTTCACGCGTACCTGCGATTTGCCGATTGTCGTCGTTTCTAAGTAAGGCGAATCGGGAACGATTACGCAAGCTGGAGGAATGACTGCTTCTGGAGGCGATGAATAAACTGATGCAACGACGCCAGAGAGAGCAGTCGCAAGAGTGCCTCTGACGTTGGTCGCGATTGATGTTGGTGTAGGCATCACATGGCCATCGTTGAGACGTCGATGTAATTACCTAATAAACCAATGACGCGATTTTGCAGTGATCGTCCCATTCGATACGGCGATGGCTGAAAATCCACGCCTTCAATTTGACCACCTGGAGCGACCACGCTTTGGAATATCTCAACGCTGACGATGGTGACCGCCTGTTCGACTGCGTCGGTATTTGCGTAAAGCGTGGCCGCGTCTGCCCCAGATAGATAAACTACGCCGCCAGGAATGACTGGACGAAAGGTAATGTCTGCATTTGTTATGGCAGAAGTAAAGTAAAAATATGGAGCAGGATATGCGAAAGGTAAGTAAGGAAAAGGATCATAGTAATTTGATGTGACTGTCTGTGTTCCATTGAATGTTGCTGGGACGCAACCTGTAACGACAACACTTTGACCGGCGACGAATGTATTTGGCTTTTGAGTTATGTAATAGGCGACATTGTTTTGCAAATAAACGGCGGCGACTGAGTTTTGATTGGCAGTCAATAGCGGCAGAATTACCTGCTCGGCTGAGTCAATAATGCCTTCAAGATAGGCATCAGAATAAAGAGACACAGAGACGCCAAGAACCTGCCGCAGACTTGCGACTGTAATGATTGCTGGCATCTCTGTGTCCTTTCGTGAGCTGCTGGGCTAGATACGGGAGCGCACCTAGCCCATGATTAGTTTGCTTAGGTTAGGTTGAAGCGACGTAGGCCACCTGCAAAGACGGCTTGAGCTGCGATGTAACCGTAGAGCATGATTTCAACCTCGCCTGTTGTTGGCACGTTTGTGGCCAATGAAAGCGCAGGAGATTCAAAAATCTCGATTGAACGTGGCTCGATGATGAATGCTGATTCATCGATTGAAGTTGCAACCATGTTGGCGTCCACATAATAATCGAGGCCAAGAACGTTTCCGCGAATCGATGTTGGATTAGCAGTTCCACCAGGATTCATTTGCATTGGCTGAGCATTGTAAATTGGACGTCCAGTTGTATCTGTTGCACCAAGAAGAGTGCTCCAGATTGAAGTTCCTGAAACGAATGCAGTTGCAGTGCGCTTTGTTGCATTGTAAACGGCTGGTGATTCTGTTGATACGAATGAAATCAATCCAGCTGAATCGGCAGCAGTTGCAGTCGCTTGAGTACCGCCAGCAGTAATCTGAGCGATTACATATTGATCAGTTGCCTGAGCATAAGCGTCGCGAAGATTTTGAAGCATAATTTCATAGAATGATGGATCTGAACGATCTAGCAGTTCTACTGAGTAACGCTGGAAGCCAGCCTTTTTGATTACTGTCGCATTGACGTAAGCTGAAGTGATTGCAGTCGTTCCAGTTGGATCTCCTCCTTCGGCCACAGTCGCGGCCGTACTGTTAGCCGTGATTTTAGGAATAGACACTGTCATTCCGTATGTGCTCAATGGACGTGTTCCACCGCATGCGTCAATTACTGGACGTAAAGCGTTGGTGTTCTGTGCAACGTCGCGAACATATGACACTGGTGAGAACGCTGGATTTGTTGAGAATGAATCGTCAGCAGCTTTTACATATTGACGAGAATCTTCGTTGCCAAGCGTTGCCTTGATTGAGTGTTCTAAATATGATCCACCAGAAATAATTGGTGAACGTGGTGATGTGAAATAGAGCGGACGAGATGCCTCGGCCTGTACGACTTTGGAAGCCTCAACCGTTTCGGCTGGTGCTTCTGTGACGGTTGGAGTTGTTTCCACTTCGTTTTCTCCTTCGGTAGTTTGTTCTTCTGTTTCCACGACGGATTCAGAATCTTCTTGCTCACTAGCTGCGACTGCAACCTTCGCGCTTCTTATGGCTGGCTCTGTTACTAGAGAGACTTCTTTGAGCGCACTTGCGCTAATTACTAGAACGCCATCGACGTTCTTATACTTTTCAGCTAGAACACCGACACTAAATCCATCACGCAATCCAGTGAATGCCTCTTCCAAAGCATCAGATCCGGCAGTTGTTTTGCCGATGGAAAATGTGGCATAAATACCTTCTTCATCTTCGTCGTAGCTCTTCAAGAATCCGATTGGAGATTCACGACGATGCTCAAGTAATAATTTTGTAGTATCGCTAAAAGTAATTGAGCCAGGCTTGAACATAGTTGATCCGGCTGATGTAGAGCCTTCTTCATTCCAGGTGACGATGCGGCCAGAGATTTCGCGCTTTGGAAAGTCAGTCGCCGTGACCTTGATTGAAAAGTCAAGATTCATCGGAGTTGGCTTTGATTCTTTCATCGGATCATTTCCTCTTCTAGTCGGATTTCATCGGACGTTAAAGCTCCGATGTCGTAGAGAATCTTGTAAACGTCTGCGCGCTCTTTTGCTGATCCACGCAAGTAATCGTCTAAATCGAACTTGACTTCTTGTGATGCTGGAACAAAATCATTAGCCATTCCAGTCATTGAGAGACGCTCTTCAATGGCACACATAATCGGACGAAGTGAGAAGTCCAGCAAAGATTGACGCGCAAGTGTTGCGTTTGTGTACGTCATACTAGATCCGGATTCTGCATCGACGTAGTAAGCCGGAATGCCCGTGACTCGTGCAAGTTCGGTTGAAACGTACGAACGGGCTTGATTAAGCTGCAATTTTTCTGGGTCGAATCCTAAAGTCTGCAATTCGACGTCAGCATTTAAAAATGCAGTTGAGCGATTGCGACGTGACTGCCCCCAGGATTCAAGAAGCTTTGCAATGCGATCTGCTGGAAGTGCAGTGCCGTTAGATTTTAAGACCATCGTCGGGACTGGCTCGCGTGCGTACATTGTCGCAGCGCGTTCTAATTCTGCACCAGCTTTAATTGTGCGACCAGCGCGATTAAGAATGCCCTCATCTACTCCGTAAAAGACTGCAAGACTTCCAACGCCTTCGTAAGGTACAGGAATCGAATCAACGCAGTAATAATCGATTTCTGTTCCTTGCGCATTAGTTTTAATTGTGACGCGTGTTGGATCAATGCGTTCTGCACTGCGAATGCGATATGTGTCTGCGTAGATTTCCAAGATACGCATGTAGCCGTATCCGTATAGCAATAAATCTTCTGCAAGCCAGGCATACGTCGCGAATCCTGGAACGCGTGGATCTGGTTGATTAATTACCTTTGGAGGAGATTCAACACGAGCACCATCAGCGCGAGTGCGAACCTTGAGCGGAATCGATGCAACGCTTGACGAAATAATGTTTCGCGCGCGAGCGCACGTTGGAACAGACATAAACTCCACGCGAGACGCAGTAATTCCGGCGACGCCGTAGATATTGTAGAGAGAGCTAGTGACATTTACTGGAGCCAGCGATGCTTCGATGTCGGAGGTCGCAGCCGGAGCCGCCGTCGTTACTGTGCGAGAGAATAGACCCATGTGGATAAGTCTAAAGGCTCGCTATACATCTAACCGACCAGAATATCAATCTCCATCTCTGGGCGTGTCGCAAAGTGTGTGGCAAGCGCACTGGCCACGGCTGCGCAGACTG